AAGCCTTTGCGGAGGCGACAGGGCGCAAGCAAGGTTAACCGCCTGTGCAGCGTGAGAGACTGAGCGAGGGGGGTGTATAAATAAATTTTCCTACACCTCTTGACAAATATAAATTAATTACTATATGTGTTGTGACTATATACAGGAGCAACCATATGAATAAAAGACAGTGTAGAACTTGTTTAGGACACAAAAATGAAGAAGGGTTCTTCTATCGTGGTGGTAGTAGAAAAGGTCTTCAAGCAGATTGTAAAGAGTGTTCTAGGGCAAGAGCTAGAAATTACAGGCAGGAACAAAGAAATCGTGTTTCTGCCTACAAGTTGTCTAAAGGTTGCGAGGTTTGTGGTTTTCAAGCCGAGCATTCCTGCCAACTTGACTTGGATCATACAGACCCAAAAACAAAAACTTACCGAGGTTCTCATAAATCTTATGATGCCGGGTGGTCTTGGTCTCGTATAGAACAAGAGCTAGCTAAATGCGTAGTGACTTGTAAAAATTGCCATGCTCTTCGTACTTACGAAGAGGGGCATTGGAAAAACAAGCACACTGATATACACATGCGACAGTCCAGCGCACAGACCTAACTGCAACACAAGGGTCAGTGTGACGGTGGCGAGCAGCCCTTGCCTCCTTATGGAGCCTGTCTCCTAGGGTCGTTTAACCTAGTTACGTATATAGTTGAAGATAATGACCAAGGCGGGAGAGAGTTCTTTTTCGATTACGAGAAATTTAAGCATGACATCCCCCATGTTGTTAGGGCTATGGACAATGTAATTGATAGGGCAACCTATCCACTTCCTCAGCAAGAAGGAGAGGCTAAGAATAAGAGGCGGATGGGTCTCGGAGTTACTGGTCTAGCTAATGCAGGGGAGGCTCTGGGGTTTGAGTATGGCAGCGAGCAATTCATTGAGTGGATGTCTACTATCTTGAGCACCCTTAGAGACACTGCCTATCGTTCCTCTATTGCTCTGGCTGTAGAGAAGGGGGCTTTCCCCCTGTTTAACAGAGAAGAGTATGGAGGCACCTTCTTTGAATCTCTCCCGTTGGATATTCAAAATGACATCAAGTCTTATGGCGTTAGGAATAGCCATCTTCTCAGTATTGCTCCTACCGGTACTATCAGCCTTTCTGCTGACAATGTTTCTTCCGGCATCGAACCTGTATTCTCGCATGAGTACGACAGAACAATCCAAACATTTGAGGGACCAACTGTAGAAAGGGTGAAAGACTACGGGTATAGAGTGTTTGGTGTAAAAGGGAAGACTGCTGATGAGCTTAGTGTTATGGATCATGTTAACGTTCTCACTACAGCTTCTCATTATGTTGACAGTGCTTGCTCTAAGACATGTAATGTTGGAGAAGAGGTGTCTTGGGACCAATTCAAAGATGTCTATATGGCAGCATATGATGGAGGAGCGAGTGGAATTACAACTTTCCGTGCAGCAGGTAAACGCTACGGCATTCTCAAGGCATCGAAAGACGAGGAGGTAGCTGAACCTAAAGACGTACAAGACGAGGCAACAGACTTCTTCATTGATGAGGGGGGAGCTTGCTACTACGACCCAACTTCTGGCTTAAGGAGCTGTGAATGAATACCCTAGAACTTAAACTTACTATCCTTGGTATGATGCCCCCCATTACGAATGGGGAGGAGTTTGAAGTAACCCTCAAAAATCTGTATGAGTGGGTTACCGAAGACGTAGAGTTCAAACAGAAAGAGTCGGCTGAGATTAACCACCTTAAGCCAGTAAACTAATGTGGAGTATTGTTGTACTGGTTTGTTCCTCTATGTGTACTACAGTTGTACACTCCACGGGGGACTACACCACAATCTTTCGTGATAAGGAGAGTTGTGAACAAACTATTGTAGAAAAGTTTAGCACCCTAGACATCCCACAAGGTAAGGTGGTAGATGCTCAGTGTGTTAATTGGTTCAAGGCATAAGAAAAGCCCCTAGGAAATTCCTAGGGGCTTTCTTTTTTATCTACTTCAATATTACACCCTGACCTGAACTTAGAATTGAAGTTGGCAACCTCAATAATGGTCTGGTCAGTATCTTTCTCTGACACAGTGGGGAGTTCTTTCTCAAGCTCACAAAGAGCTTCAGCGGAGATCGCCCATTGACCGCAAGAGGTCAAGAGCATCATCCCTGCTACGGCTAGTGGGCGCATTGTTTATCCTTTTCGTGGTATCTACAAACTCCTTATTAGCTTTCTCTTCTTGAGCTTGCTTAGTGTTGTCAACTCCTTTGTAATAAGAGTACCCAACTATAGACATTACTAGGAGAATGGGGAGTGCTATCTTTAGCACCCCCCTACTGAGTAGAAGTTTTAACATACTTAGCTTCCTCTCTCAAACACCTCTTGCCCGACAGCAACTAGGCTACCCTTGGGGACTTTACCCTCTTCTACAGCCTTCTGGTATTCCTCTTCATCACTAAACTTCATAATGTTAGAAGCATCAATACCCTTGCTTTTCAGCATAGCTAGAGTACGCTCTGAGAGTTCGTGTGTTGCCTTCTCAGAGGCAGTAGGTTTACCCCTAGCCTCCCTAGCAGACCCGTCTTCAATGGGCCTCTCTGGTGGTACGGGAGAGCTGGCTGGGGCTTGGTCAGTGATGGCCGTAAAGGAGGAGGGAGTGCCCTCACCCAGATCCATCTCTGGCTTCCATTCACCAACATCCCTGTCGTTGCCTTCTGGCAGGGTGGCAACCCTGAGTCTTGGTCCAGCGCCGCTAGCTACCATGTTCTGTAGCTCTGCAATTGGGACACCACCATAGCTATCATTACCATATGCCCAAGAACGGGTAGGCCCGATGTCTACGTGGAGAATACCATTACCGAAACCGAAGCCGGTAAACCCAGCTTTGAGGGCAGCTTGAAAGAGGTTAAGCTTTTCTTCGTCTGACATACCAGCAGTGGACAGGTCAAGAGCATTACCGTGGAAGTGTTGGCTACCGGGGGTACTCCCCTCTCTAGAAGTACCAGCCTTAGCAATGGCGTCATTGATTATAATTGGTTTACCGAACAACTCTTGCAAGGTTTGGAACGGACCATTCAATACATAGTTCATATGGTCCAGAGCATAAGGCTTAGTAAGACTAGAAGCCCCCTCCAAACTATTGTATAGAGGAGCCATATCCGGATTAACTACAATATTGCTTGGGAGAGAGGCAGGAGTGTAGGTCTTATCGACATAGGCATAGTCCTTATACTCAGGACCACCCCTATTCAAAACCTTAGCCGGGTACTCAATGGTTTCTTTAGGCATATCTTGCCCGTGGATACCTTTACCAGTCTTAAGCCAAGAGTCCATATTTCCCGGACCCCAATTGTAGGCCATAAGGGCAGTCTTAGTATCCCCGTACTTATTAAGCATTTGCTTAATATACCTAGCGCCCCCATCCACGTTCTCTGCAATGTTGCGAGGGTCTACCCCCAGCTCCTCTGCTGTTTTCGGCATAAGCTGGGTTAGCCCCCAAGCTTTAGCAGGGCTTTCTGCGTTGGGATTCCAACTACTCTCTTGCCCGATAAGGCCGAAGAAGAGATCAACAGGTACACCATGCCTAGCTGCTGCATCAGCAGCGAGAGCTTTAAGGTCTCCGCCTCCTTTGGAAGAGATGACATCATCCCCCTCTCCACCTTTTACTTCAGCGTCTCCACCATTACCGAGGAACTCCTCAATGTCAGCAGGGCTACCTCCGGGGGTGATGCCTAGACCTTTGAACACAGGTTCCTTTAGTTTTTCAGTTCTGTTCAGGACCGAGCCGATAAGGTTTAGACTCTTAATGTAGTTTTGAGCATCCTTAAGCGGACCACTCGGGTTGACGATAGAAGGAATCCTACCCCCACCACTATCTGAAAGATAGGCTACACCATTTTCATCCCATCCAACTCTATACCCAAGGTTCTCTACTCTAATGCCCATCCTAGTAATTTGGCTGCCAAAGAGATAGGCCATAGCAGACCTAAGTTCATAGCTACCTTCGGTATTACTATCCAGAGCTGTAGTTAGATTACGAAGAGCTGCCCCGCCAAACATTTTTTGCAGGGTGTCTAGAGCAAACGGGCTATCCATACTCTGGCTAATAGCAGCCAAGTTACCAATCTCTCTGGTAATGGTGTCCAAGCCCTTGGTAGTAGAGATATCAGCGGAACCAATAGTGTCAATAGAGGTACGCATGAACTTAACAGGGTCAATAGACCCGTCTTCTACACCAGTCTTGATACTATCCATAGCCTCTGGGCTAAGGATGTCCTCAGCCGAAGCAGACTCTTCGGGGGTCCGGAAGTCAGACCATAAGTCAAAGGCTGTAGTTAGGCCGTTATCTGATTGTTTCTCCCACACTTCTAGAGCACCTTTGAAACTCTCACTGTTCCAAGCTTGCATAGCGATAATAGAAGCAATCTCCTCACGAAACTCAGGGAAAGCAGCCACTGAACCAAAGGTATCTGTCAGTTGCTCTAGTGCCCCCAACTCCAATGACTTCTGGAAGGCTGTGAGCACTGTGCTATACCCTTCAGCAGACCCCTCAAGACCAGAGATAAGCCCGTCTAGCGGGGCTACAGCATTTGCCAAGCCCTCATTAACCACAGTCATAGACAGGCCCGCCGCGAGGGCCTCCTGTCTGTACATGTTAATGAGGTTTTCTCTAGTATTTTTAAGTGTACCAAGAGCCTCTGCTTGGTCAACAGCCCCCCCGGCTCTCAAAGATTCTTCTATCAGTTTGGTGGTAGTTTCTTGAGTTCTAGCAGTCCAACCGGGGAGGAGGGTAGTTTCCAGTTGGTTGGTAGTGTAGGCATTAAGTCTATTAGTATCCCCTTCAAGCCTAGCAGTTTGATCCGCCATACGAGCAATTTCAGCCTCAGTGTTAAGGAGTCCTACAAGTCTCCTATCCCTCTCGGCAGCAGTAGCTTCGTAGTCAATAGCCCCAGTCTCATCTCTAGTAATAGAGAGTAGGAGAGCTTGTTCCCCTTGCGGGGTGTTAGCCAATCTATCCAGAGTTCCGATGATTTGGGTCTGGGGGTCTACACTGGGGTCTACCCCGTACACATCCTTAACACCACCCACAATGTCAGTTCTATATTGCGGAGTAGCTGTAAGCTGTTGCCTAGTAAGTTTACTCAACTCATTCTGGTATTGGGTTGGGGTCAGGTCCATCTCCTTCAACTCTTGCACACGAGAGAAGAAGGGGCTGAGAGCCTGTTGTTTCAACTGGTCCGCCGAAGGCTTCTCAGTTTTCTGGCTCTCAGCATAGGCCCCAGCAAACATATTAACCAAACCACTCAGTGCCCCCCCAACGTCAATAGGTTGGGTTGGCTGCTCTACAGTTAGGTTGCTACTAAGTACTGGGTTGAGTGTATTAGTCATTTGTAAGCTCCATTAGCCGTTCAGCATTCTTCAGCTTGTAGTTCTCAATAAGATCTTCAACAACTGATTCGTGCATAGACATATTATTCTTCATGATACCTAAGAGTTTTTCCCTTTCGGCTGTATTAAGCAGCTCCAAATGAGCACCAATATCTTCAATCATCCTAGCAGCCCCATCATAATCCTTATCTTGGACCATTCTAGAGACTATACCACCGAGTCTTGTGACTTCTTTAACAGTTTGGTTGAACCCCTGTTTGTCCAGCTTCATCATATCAACAGCCATCCAAGCTTCTCGCTCTTCTTTCAGGCCAATACCCAAAGCTGTAAGGACTCCCTCCATACCTGTGAGGTCATCTCTCATAAGACTGCCCGACTTACGACTAACCATCTGGCCATACCTATGCGCCATCCAGTATTTATAGCCTTTGTCGTAGCTGGATACGTTTCTAGCAAACCTATTCCAGTCGTGAGTAAGGTGGTTGAACTTACCAGCAAAGATGTTCTTTTGCATAGAGTTGAAAGCTACAATGAACTCCCAACCGATTTGGCCGCCCGGACCCATTGCAGTTTCCAACAGGCTTTCTTCTCCAGTGGCACGAAGAAGGTCAAACAAACCATCACCGACAGCAAGTCTAGGAGTTAGGGCTGTCTCTTCCCCGGTAAGAATAGATAGGAAGGCATCCAAAGCACCGTATCTAGCCAAGTCATACATCTTATCGTTAGGATCAATTTTACCCTCATGGGCAAGTCTATCCACAAACCATCCAGTGGCAGGTACAGCCGCTGCCCCATATGCCAAGACATGAGTGAATGCTAGGCTAGCCCTCTCTTTAGGAGTGAGGATCCCATTAGTCAAGATCTGTTCCACCATACGGATATGGTAGGTGACAAACTGCAAGGGCAGAGCCAAGGCAGATCTTTGCCAAGGAGCTGCTGAAGCTGAGGTCATAGAAGCAGTGAGAACATCTTGTCTCTGGATCATGGCATTAGTTACCCTGTCCGAAAAGATATTCTCTTGCCCATACTTAATCCTTCTCTCGATGAGGTTAAGAGCAGCAGCCCCCAACCTACCAGAGAGTTCACCCTCAGTGAAGAAGAATTGACTAGTCTGTAGTGCCCTACTCTTACCCAAGAAGGATACAGTGTTGTTCTCTTCCACCACAGTTTTATCAATTACATCTCTGCCAGTGCTTTTGATCCAATTACGAAGAAGGATAAAATCTTCTTCAGAGATACCAGTGAAAGCTTTTTGGATGCCTGCAATTCTAGTGAGAGCAGCATCTGGGATATTGTCCACCAATGCTATCCTCATAGGAGCTACAGATAGAAGTGCTTGCATAGTTTTTACAGGACCAACACTACCAACACCTACCCCCAAGATGTTCATAAGCTGGTTGCCCTGAACATACAGTTGGTCTGGGTTCCACATACCTAGCTTAGAATGGAAAGCTACAGCCCTAGTGAAACCAATGGGGTCTTTGGTGCTAGCCCAGTCCAAAGCTTTGGAGAGCTTCTTCATACCCTTGTTGTAGACAAACTCACTGATCCGCCTAAAGAGGCGGTTCTCTTGGGCAATACGAGAAGTGGTGTTAGACAGCCTGAAGTTAATCTGCCTCTGTTGAGCAGCAAGTGCCCTACCAGCCTTGGTAAGTTTAACTGGCTCAGCCCTCTTGAAGAACTCCTTAGCTGGGAGGGTAGCAATCTCGGGGTAGTTAGTAATGGACTCTGGGTTCTTCTTAACAAAGTTTACCCAAGAGTTAATAGCCCTGTAGTCATAGATTTGATTACCCTTACGGGCAATGGTCTTTGCGAAGCCCCTCTCAATAGCCTTAGACGGGTCAAGGGCTTGAAGCTCCTCCCCACCAAACCTAGTAAGTGGGATGTCTTTCCTACCCCTAGCAGAAGCAGCCCCCGAATGGTAGAAGGTGGTCTTACCAGACTTTAGTACAGCCTTCTGTGCTGGGGTAAGCCCCTTGTCCTCAACCCTCACAACCCTCTTAGTCTCATCAAGGTTATATCTAGCCATATAGTTTCTGAAATCATCGTAGTCTTCGATGTTAAGGTTCCAGTCACGATTGGCCCTGATGACAGCATTAACTTCTGCCAGACTATCACTCTCATTGATAGTGTCAATGATTGTATTGATTTGTCTAACAGCTAGGTTAGCTTCTGCTTCAGTACGAGCAGCTAAGAAAGTAGAGGGGCTACCTTGAACTTTCTCCCCAGTGGCAAGGGTAATATCCTTGTCTTGTTTGAGGAAGTGTTCACTGATACCCGCAGGAGTCCTGTGACCCCCGGCGTTATAGGGCAGCACATCGGAGTGGTAGATACGACGAGTGACAATACCCTCCCCCGCTACGTAGCGGACAGGGCCGACGCCTTCAGGTGAATACTCAAAGTGTTTAATCTCATACACATCATCTTCAGGGCGACGCAGGCGGAGCTGCCCACCTTTAGGGTCAAATACAGTGGCATCCTCAGGGATGTCGTCTACCTTTTTACCTAGGTAATAGTTACCCTCAACCTTCACCATCTCTTCTCCGTTGTTTACGGACTCTTTGAGAATGATGTCGGCTTGAATGTAGTAGTCTGTATCGTTAAGTTCCACCATCTTACTGTAGTAGTTGATGGTATCTTGGTTAGGCATCTCCCCATACTTATCGTAGAACCTTTTACCAAACTCTTCTACGTCATACGGAGTGTTCCTGAAGAAGTTTGGGTCATCCCTAAGCTCCTCCATAATTCCATTCACTAGACCAACATTTCTATTACCAGCCTTATTACGAAGACGCAAGTAATCTCTACCAAGTGTCCTCAAGTTCCTGCTGATCTGGGCTTCCCCCCGCTTAGCAAGGGCATCTATCATCGGGGGTTCTTTGAAGGTGGAGGACAAGATGGTGGAAAAGAAGCCAGTGGCTACTTCCTTGACATCAGTAGGATCTACAAAGCCCTCGGTGGGGAGGTTCCACTCTTTTCTTACAAAGAACCTCCTCTCTCCGCTAACCATAGACTCTACTACGGAGCCACCGATAGACTCAGCGAACTCCTCAGCGAACCTCTGGACCTTAAAGCCCTCTCCACCCCCAACCTTACCAAGCAATACACCACCCACTGGATTACCAAGGTGGTCATTCTCAATGAAGTAGTTAACCTCTTGAGTCCTGTTAAGCCAGTCTTCGTTCTTCTCTTTAATTGTAGCAGTCCACTCTGCTGTTGCTTTCTGGAGTTGTTCTTCATCCAGAAGTTCCCCCCAAGCAGAGTCTTTGACAAACTTTAGGGCAGCATTATTAGCCTCAAGCTGACGACGCACCACAAGGTCGGGGGAAGTGAGCATCTTATCTCCGATTACCCCCGGATTAATCATGGCAACAGACCCTGCCTCTGTAGCAAGGGTCTGAGAGCCGCGTTCGACCACATCCACTGTAGTACTTACAGCAGTCTTGAAGCTTTTAAGAGTAGACATCGCCTTTAGGGCATGTGCCCCTTTGTACAAAAAAGAGGCTGAAGGGACAAAGGGGAGCACAGTGAGAGGGAGAAGGGCCACATCCATAGCTTGGAAAACAGATTCGGTCCTAGACCAAAACCCCTCGCCCCCTTCGGCCACAAGATCTAGAAAGCCAGCCACATACCAAATATTTTCATCAGTGAAAAACCCAGCCTCCTCAACCCGGTCAAGGATAGCATTGAACTCCCTATCAAACTCTTCAGGGCTAAGGCCACGAAGCATAAGATCAGAAGCCTCTCTGGCCAAATCTCTAAGAGCACCAGCCCCCTCGAAAGTTTGATCTTCGGGGAGTAGGTCTAGGATATTCTGCGGGCCTGAAGATAGGGCTAGATCAGCAAAGTCCCCAAGATCTTTATACCAAGGTTGGTCGGCAAGCCTGTCCTGTACGATGCGTTGTGCAGCAAATACTGAGTCAAGCCTACGCCTATCAATCTCCTTCATCTCAGGCATACCCTCTAGAATAGGGCCTACCTCGGGGGCCAGATGCTGCCAGAAGAACAAACTTTCAGTTACATCCCCCAGAGCCGCCAGTCTTTCTTCACCGCCCTCTTGGCTAGACAGTATCTCTTCTGCCTTACGTCTAGCCCTATCCTTCCTCATATCCTCGGTAACCATATCAGACTCATAGGCCAGAGATTCATACTGGCCATTCATCAAATCTTCTACGAGAGCTGCCTTTTCTCTACCGAGAGATCCTTCGAGGTAGGTGGAGAGAGCATCAATTGCACTGGGTTGTTTAGCCTCATGGCCAATGGACAGAGAGTCAACCGCAGCAGGCTTCTGCTCCTCCAGCGAAAGCGGAGAAGGATCTTCTGGGGTGTCTTCTAGGACTTTCCAGCCGGGTTTGTACTCTTGAGGTTCCATTAAAGTGCGTATCCACCTTGTGTTCCGAGAGCACCAACCATGTTAGTTCTCGGGTTATATACCCCAGTGGGGGCCAGACTAGGGGGCCTGTTGGGGGTAGCAGCTCTTACTTGGGCGGCAGTCATAGTAGGTCCTACAGGGCCTGCTGGTTGAGCACCGCCTGAGCCTCCGAAGCCCCCGCTCATATTGAACAAGGTTCCGCCCACAGAGGCAATACCAGAGAATAGGTTAGCTGCTTGGTTCGCCCTGCTAATATCCCCGCTGAGAGAGTTATAGGCAGTCTGGTAGCCAAGGTCAGCACCCAGTTGAGAGCTTAGGGCACCGATGCCACCAGCAGCTCCTGACCCGTAGAGAGACCCAGCCCCCTGAGCAGACATAAGAGACTGTGCTCTAGTGAGCTGCATCTGCCTAATAGCCTGCCTTCTGGAGCGTCTGGTGGTTAACTCTTGTTGTTTCTCTTGGGCCTTCATAGCCTTCCCTTGCATAACAAGGGAGCCTACAGTACCGACTACAGAAGCTACTGCTCCAATTACGGCGGCGACACCTACGGTCATTATTTGAACTCCTTATATTGGTAAACAGAGTATTCTGCGTCATCACCTAAGTAGACAAATCCTATTCTGGAAGCAAACTTTTTAGTAACTTCATTTTCTTTAAGAATAGCGCAGAACATATCTTTGTAGTGAATATCTGAGAGAAACTCCCAGATGTTTTCAACCACTATCTTTATATCTAAATATACAGACTTAGTAAATCTATTTACAACTGGGAGATGGAGTATGGCGTAGTCTTTACCATCAACACTACCATACTCCAGATCTATCCTGTAGTCTGGCTTCTCCACCAGAGCTATTCGTTTAGAAGCGTTGGTTTTTTGCACCGATAACCTCATAGCCGAGAAGATGAAAGTCTTTACCCTCTTCGCTTTCAAACCTGAGTTTCATATTCCTGCCCCTACCTCTAGTCTTAATACGAGCGGTCACTACAGTCTTGGGGTAATCATAAAGAGAAAGGTTACTAGTATTTACAACAGGAGCAGGCTTAGGTCTATATATTTGTTGGGGTACAGAGCTAGAAGAAGTCTTGAAGTCCCAGTGTGAAGAGATGTAGCAAGAAGATTCTCTAATGGGGGTATAAGAACTCCCCACTAATTCCCACCCAGTCTCTGTAGTCTTACAATAGGTCATTATATACGGGGCATTCTTGAAGGTTGTAAGATCCCCCATAAAATTATAGGCTGCTTCCGCGTAGCTAGAGTAATTCATGCTACCCCAATCATAGAAAGAAGTACTAGAAAACCCGCCAAATGTAACCTTGTTGGTGGCCCCGTCTCTAATTAAAAGCTTAACAGCGGAAGAGCTAAAATCTCTGCCAGATCTTGTCACAACTACAGCATCACCAGAACTATCAGTGACAGTGGTACCACTGCTGTCAGTCACTGCCACTTCAATGTTAGAGCTACCGGCCCCATTGTAGAAGTCAGCTCCGATTACAGCAGAGGTATTGCTAGACTCATCTACTATCTTCCATGGGAAGAAAGCCCCGATAGTCTCGTCAAACAACAAAACATTGTTGAATTTAGTCTCTACAGACTCCCCAGTATTAGGGTATAGCCACAAGATCCTGTTGTTAACACCATCATATACAGAGACTACTTTACTCTTTGCTGAGGAAGTAGCTGCTTCCCAAAAAGTTTGGATGGTCCCGATAGAAATATTCTGAGCAACTACTGAGTTATTCTCTACAGCTACAGTGAAGATGCCTAGGTAAGACCACCAATATGGTCTACCATTTGCCGAGATGAAGGAGTCTTTATACCCCAACCCAGCTTCTGTAATCTTTGATACTGAGTACTCTGTGGCCCTAAATACATCATCTACACCCCCCGCAGCCCATACACCATTTTCAGCAAATATGTATAGGGTAGGCCCAAACACATGAAGCTTCTTGATGTTGTAGGCTTCCGGGATATAGATTACACCACCATCTGTATCGAGCAGGTCTGGCAATACTTCAGAGGTTGGGTCATTAACTTGGTAGCAATCGCCGACCTCATCAAAATCATCAATGAGCAGACGGCTAAAATAAATCTTCGACCCATTATTAGCTGAGCTATTTTCAAGACCAGCATAAAACACCCTGCCCGAGTAGGCAGCAACAGTACCGAATCTAGCTGACTCTGTAGAAGAGCTAACACCACTTAGCCCTGAGGCAGAGTTTCTATTTTTATCAAAAAGGTCTAGAATAAAGTGCCCATTGACAATAAGAGTGTTGCCCGAAAAAATCTTCTTCCACTCGGACACACTAAAGTCATCACTACTATCTTTACCACTATACCAAGGTAGGGTTAGCGGAGGGTACGCACTCTCAGCAGAAGCGTAAGTAGTTAGAGCTGCACCCCCAGTAGTGCCAACCCACCCAGTATTTAGGGTGTCATATCTACGATCTACACCCGGTGGGTTAGAGCTAGACTTCTTATAGTAGGTACTGGTATCCCCCTGCCACTCAAAGTCTCTAACCTTAAAGTCAATTTGAGTTACAGTGAAAGCCCCAGTAGTAGAGTTTCTTTCTACAAGGAGAGTTTCAATTTCGGGGGAAGCTATAACAAGTGCCCCATTAATTGAAGTACAATCTACTCTAGCTGAAGACGCGCCACTACCCCCGCTTCTGGCGTAGGGAGTAAGGTCTAATGTATATTCAGACCCGGAAGTTTTAGTAGTGTTTACCCTATTACCAGACCAAGCCCCGGAAGATTTCTGGTAGAAGATAATGTCTGAGCCTAACTGCACCACAGAAAACTCTACGCCAGCTTCTCCCCCAACATTAGTCCAGCTATTAGTAGATACTACAGTGCTGTCACTGATAGTTTCCGAGGACAAAGAAAACCCAGCCTCTTCTTCTACCCCCAATCTTCTTCGTCTACTACCATCCCTTTCCAAATCACAGTTCAGTTCATCCACCGAAGCATCTTTAGGGAAAGTGAGTTCCCCAGCCTCGGTGATGAGACCTTTAATAAAAGTGTTAGATGCTTCTTGGAGAAACTGTTGAGCCATTAGTGATTCTCTCTATAGTTCTTATCTCTTCGTACAGAAGGGGATTCTCTAGACTTATTAATGTAAGTTACAATGGCGTCCTTAGCCAAATAGGCTGTGGTGTACCTGCTAGAAAGCTCACTAGGTACTTTCCCCTTTGTAACCCCCACCTCAAAAAAGCTAAACCCGTCATTAGTCTTATTAACCGAGAACTTGTGGTTGAACTTAGGGCTTGAGACAGTTAGGGTAACTTTACCCCAGTCATCAAGACCTTCTTCTACCGAAATTGTTCCAGAGGTTCCCTCGATTTGTTTTGTATCTGTCATTTTGAATATAACTCTTTTGTCTGCGGGCGGCTTGTTCGGTCTTTGGGTCAGTGCCACCCTTTAGCAAGGACTGACTTACAGCTTTAGACTCATTGATAAGGTATCTAAACATATCCCCATCTAGGTCGGGGATATAACCATCTGCCTTAGAGAACACAGGATACTTAACACCAAAAGCTCTAGACTTCCCCTCTTGCAAAGTGTTATCCACAGTGCTGTCATAGCTATCCATAATGAGGTAGTGGTCGTCAAAAGAAGTGAACCATTCAGGCTGTTTATTATTTCTAATTCTTAGGTTAGTACCACCATTTTTATCAGAGACATTATCATAATTATCTTGTAAGCTATCTGACATAGCCAAAAAGTCAAGCGGGTCTTTCCATTTAATCTCTCTGTAATCAAAAGAGGCATCAGAGCTTACATCATAATCAACTTTGTCTAGCCTTCTAACATTCTCTGGGTACTCAAAATGAGTTGGATAGTCAGAGTCGGAGAGGGCTGTAAGTTTAATCAGCTCGTAATGTTCAGGGATCTCTCTGGTAGCAATGATGTTATAGAAAGTGCTCTCTACAATATTTACAATTTGTACAGCTTCAAGAGTGTCCGAGATACTGTTAACATCCTCAGAGTCCATATCGCTCAAAATTTCTTGAACGATCTCTAAAAGAGTTTTTCTAATAGCCATTAGCTACTCCTTTGGACAACAATGGTGAACCAAAGTTTTTGGGCAGTGGTAGAGGCTCCATCAGTTTCGATAGTGATGGCATCATTACCTGATACGGTGTTGTTTGAAGCTGGTGCCAGAGTGTCTACATCGCCCGCCGCCGAACTAGTGTACGCAATAGTCAGTGTACCCATACTAGAACCAGCAGCATTCTTAACAGTGATGGTAGAGTCAGCAGTGCCGATGGCACCTTCAAGCACCGTAGTAACTTTAGCCACCGTACCTGCGTTAGCTACTGGGATATAAACAGTCTCTGCTGTCGAGACATCTTCAATTACTCCGTAGTAGATGTCCTCTCTCGGAAACCAGTCCCCGGAGCCAGCTCCATCCGACACATACACTTCACCTGCGTTTGCGCTATCTGCACCTTTAGGCTCGTGAAGTTCTGCCCCAGTTAGTGTGCTATGTTCAGCCATATTATTCTCCTAAAGGTGGAAGGGCCGCCACTCTAAAGCAGCGGCCCAATTGTGTTACTCGATTTCCAGATACTCTACAACCAGCGTAGCAGCACCCGCCGTAAAGGCAGCCGTGTCATACGTAGTCATAATGTATTGGTCTGCGGTAAGGCGAATACCAGTGAGGTTTCCAGTTTGGTCCATAACATATGCACCATCGCACTGGATGACATCCCCTACTGCGTCAAGAGCCGTCACTGCAATGGCAGCATCAATGCCGTCATCATCAGTGTTAGTACCATCAGCAGTTTTCAGGCCAATGTCGAGTGTCCCAGTAGCACCAACAAAAGCAGTGGTGACATACAGAGTAGCACTGACAATGACCGAGCCTGCCGGGATTACCGGGAGGAGCGGGTCAGGGGCCGTGGTATCGGTATCCGCAATGTCAGTGTAGTCAAACTTGTGAACAAGCGACTTCTTAACATTGGCAGCAGTGGTACCTTGGTTAACCACTTCAGCGTTCTCTTTACCGAAACGAACCACAAGGCCGTCTTCGTTAGTCCAAGTCATTAGTTTTTCTCCTTAGCTAATGGTCGGGTTAGTAACAACCGTCACCATGTTTTCAGGACGGAACAACTTGACACCGTAACGAGCCGTGGTAACGAACTCAGTGCGCTGATAGTCCTTGTTATACTCCATATCCACTTCGGGCATCTGACGCCATGCGCCTTTCCACGGAAGAATATCCGAGGTAGCCGAGAAGAAGTAGTTGGCAACACCATTGGTGGACGAGAAGTCCTTAGTGGTGGAACCATCACGTTCCGGCAGAGCAGAGTCAGTGACAGCAGGGAGTCGGTTCGACACATACACATCGAAGCCATACACGTTCTTAACGAACTTGAGGCCAGAGTGGATGCCCTCGGAAACAATACCTTCCCACATCGGGTTGTTAGAAACCGACACAAGGTTGGAAAGAGTTTCAAAGGTAAACCCAACCGAGGGATCTACGATGGCTACACGATTCTGGGCAGGCACATTGGCCTTATCCAGAGCATAGTTAGCATACGCAAAGTCGGCGAGTTCAATGATACCACCGTTCCCGCCAGCCATGCGGTGGTAAGCACCGTTGATAGCGCCCTGAGCGTTAGCCGAATAGATGGCCTCGGGCTTTTCAAACATCGTCTTCTCGAAGTGCTCCATGATTGCACGGCGCTGCTTCGGAACAAAGCCCGATACGAGCTGGTTCATGTAGTAGATGTCTTGCTCAGCCTTCTTGGTGATGTACGTGCCCGAAGACAGGTACTCATCAATGGTGAACGTCCACTCACCGGTATCCATCGGGCGGTAGTTAACAGCCTGATCTTCGGTGTAGTCGTCCACGAGGGCATCACCAATCGACGGGATGGTGAATTGCGTACCGTCCGGGAACTCAGTCAAAAAATCGACATAGCCCATTCCGAACAGGTCGTCTTGGAGGACCTCTTTAAGCTCACTGGACCAAATTTCGGCACGAGTGAGAAGAGAGGTATTCGAGGTAGTCATAGACATTTAAGTCTCTCCTAGTTATATTTACCCACCCCAATCTTCTCTAGACATTGACTGTCTATCTTGAACCATCTGGTTCTGAATCTTGGGTGTGTAGTATTGCTTTGGATCACTCCTACGCAACTGTTGGTAGTATTGGAAGTCGCGTTTAGAGGACTGATTAAAAGCCCCAGCAGCGGTGTTAACAGAGCCAGCAGTGGTGGGGTTAGACTCTTTCTTAGTCTGCTCACCGATGAGAGTAAAGAAAGCAGTGGGGGACTCGGCAGCAAGGGACCTAAGACGATCCATATCCATACCAAGTTCCCGTGCCCTTTTCTCTACAACAGCTTTAGCCTCAGTACCAAAAGTCTCTGACAGTTTCTTATCTGCCTCGATGAGATTTTGCTCCTGAGAGTTCTGTCTTTCACGCGAAGTGAGGGTCTCTTCAATCAGGCTTTTTAGTCTCTCTTCACTATCGGTCTGAGTGGTCTGCTCTCCCGATTCTGTGCCGCCGTTATGTGCAGAGGGTTCCCCGGCGGGAGGCTGTGCCTGTCCCTTCTGCAATTGTTCGAGAAGCTCTTCTACACCAGCTTTCTTTGCGAGGTCTTCGCGCTGCTCAGCGGTCTGACGTTCAAGTTCTTTGATGTACTCTTGAGCATTGTAGTATCCCTTAGCGATTACTTGGGGATCTTTCCACTGCTCGCCCTTCTCTTCAATAACTTTTTCAAGCCAGTTGTCTTCTTGGTTAAAGACGCTCATTTAGTTCTCCTTGATGGTTATCAGGGACATTACTCTTTCGAGCATTTGGTTCTGCCCATTGATGTGTGCCTGCTTATAAGCCCATGCTGGATTATCATAATCCACAGGAGGAGCTGGCACATACTCCTTTTCTAACACCTCTTTCAAGGCGTTAAAGGCGATACGGTAGGAGAGAACTTCACTCTTCCTAGCCGCAGTATTCTTATGACCTTTGGTCCAAACTGTTTGCATTAGAGTCCTTCCTCTGCTGCAACCTGCATTTGTTCCATCATGTCAGCTTCGCTATCTTGCATCTTAGCTTGGGTTTCCATCTGCTCATCAATGGCGATGTTGTCACCGAAGAGAGCCTCTTCTCCCAACTCATACGCAACAAGCTCAGCAATTCTCTTACCAGAGAGGTGAACACCCACATCAGGCAATTGCTTAAACTGTACAAACTGATTAATGTTCTGCACCCTCTGTGCTCTCTCAGCAAAGTGTCTAGCACCAATCGGCACCAGAGTACCCTTAGCTGTGATGTCTTCCCTAGTGATTTGTTTGAACAACTCAGCACCAGTTTGATCATCAAGAACTCTGATAACGTCTACCACATCCATAGAACGTCTAGCACTTTCGAGCATAGCGTTAAGGATGGGTTCGATAAACTCCCGCTCAAATTGAGAGGCTTTATGTTGGAAAATGCGGCTCGATGCGTTCTCCAAACTCTGTACCTCAAAAGCAGTTTTCTCGCCGGGGGTTCTAATACCCATAGCTTGACGCGGAGCACCTGCCAGCTCTTCCATCTTATTCTCGATAAGTTGGATTTGCATATCAGCATTCAGTGCTGTTGCGTCAGGAACCATTGGTACTACATCACCCTCTTCCCCCAGATAGATTCTAGCACTAGGGCCGTAGTCAAAATCTTCAACATCCCCCCTGATTTTAAGGAGGGGCAGGGCGATCTGATCGAAGACATCTGCCTTAAGATTCTCAAGGTGGTCGATGCGATATTGCAAACCAACAAGATTATCTAGGGGTCCCATTGCGTAAAGGTTGTCTGGCCTATGTCTCCACCCGGAGTGGAAGATCGGATCAGTGCCCAACCAAGACGGGATGGGTTCATCACGAAGGATATAGGCCCTATCTACAACCGTAATCATCCGGTTCTCTTTGAGTTCACCTGCAACTGTGTCGTAGATGTCCCCATAGAATGTGAGGAGTTCCACGTAAGAAGAGCCGTAGTAGTGTTCAATAGAGCTGAATCCATCTGCAATGAACCCATCACTCTTTTCTGTAGAGACTCCCCCGCTAATCTCTTGCCTGTTAGAAAGCATCTTAGAGAAGATGTCTTTCATCCACTCTTCGCCCTTATCTACATCACGCTTTACTTCTCCTAGTTGTACAAGAGAGCGGATAATTTTAGGGGTGTGGTTAAAAGAAGAAGCGGTAGGGTTGAACACAATATCATTAGGACTGATGCGGTTTAGCTTTGGGCCAATGTAGCCAGCTACAAGTTCATCCCCTACCTTATGATAATTCTGTTCAAAACTCACAGATGCGAATACATTCCCGTATAGAATGTAGTCATCAATGAGTTTATCCACCTCAAGCTCAAACTTTCCTTGCCTAACCTTATTCTCCATATAGGCTTGGACAATTCTTTTCTTCTCTCTTGTGGCAGAGTTTCTGTCGTCTCCATTCCACTTCATCCAATTGGAGTTGGGGAATAGGGCAGCAGAGTAGTTAGCCTTCAAGTTATCATAGATCTGAGTAAGCTTAGGTGTGGTAGTAGAGTTCATCCACGGGAGAGCTTTGTTGGATGTAGTGGTGGTATCTGTTGCATACAGATAGTTACGAAGCTCTTTCTTACTCTCTAGCCACTGCTGTCGTAAAGAGTTCCACTCCTGAAACTTTGAAGCAATGTCTGATGCCAACCCATGCGGGGACAACAGATGTTCTACATCAAGGGTAGGTTTACTCATCTGCTAATACCTCCGAACCTTGGGTGACTAATAATATTTGACCCCATACTTCTCTGCCTCATCTGCTTAGCTGGCCTAACTGCGCCTTCAATGGCGGTAGCTAGAGCATCCTTAACGTCATCGTGCGGTGGGTTTCTACTTACCATTTCTTCCTCTAAGTATTGAATGTTGCCTCCCCTATAGTGGAAGATCTGGCCATTCTCATAACGAGGAAGTAGTACAGCTTCAAGCCTTTCCTCTTTGCTACCTTGATGTCTAGTTGGTCTAACCTCTTCTACACGAATAGTTAGACCATGCGGAGCGAAGAAGTCTTGCTTAAGACTTTTTACAATAGCTGCCTGAGCTGCTGTAACTTCAGCCCTGAGTTTCCTAAAGCCCCATCTGTTAGACAGGCCAAGAATGGCTTTGAAGTAGTCGCTGATATTCTCCGTACGAAACCTGTCAATATCCAAAACATAGATATTATTATCTTCGTCAGCACCAATCACAACAATTGCAGTGTAGTCAGCAGTCTTCCTGATCGAGTAGGCAAAGTCAATAGAGGCTATAAGGTTTAGTCTCTTGTCTTTATAAAACCAGTTGCCCTTATCTTGTGTCAAGAACTTACTCTCGAAATATTGGAACTGGTGGTAGTCAACTGGTCTGGAGTCAGGGTCAGAGGGATCGTTGTAATACTGTGCCCTAAACTGCATCCTGTCAAGATATTGACCACGCTTCTTTGCCAGCACTTGGATATTAAACCCAAACCATTTACCATCTTTACGCTTCAGTCGTGGCCATAGGAACTGTCCTGTGCCATCTCCTCTATCTTCTACCGGGCGCTCATAGATTTCATAGATTGGTACTTCATCTATCTTCTCGCCATCTTCATCGTATATGTCCTCTTTCATACTAAGCATATCTGAGTACAGATCTTTGGGGTGGTATCTAGTACCAACCACCCACTCTTTAGCATCTGAGGTTTCGATGGAAGACAAAAGAGAGTATTGACTTCTAACCTTGTTACGTCCTTCTTCGTTGTAAGCATTCTCCTGAACAACCACATCATCCAGCACTGCAATGTCACAGTGTAGACCAGTGATGCCAGTAGTAAGGCCAGCAGTGAATACAGTGGGTTCCCTAATGTTATGTTCTTTTCTTGCGGGGTGGTCTAGGGAAATCTCAGTGGAAGTCCACTTCTCTCTCTTACCCTCTTCCTTATTAACATGGCCGGGCCAGTAGTGCCTATAGATGTCGCTAGTGAGAATACCTTTAATGAAAGTAAGTTGCTTCTCTGCTAGGTTAGAGGTGGCTGAAATGTATAGCACACGAAGGGTTGGGTCTTTAGTAATCTCCCAAGCCACCCTATAAGCAATGTGTCTACTCTTACCATGATCTCTAGGGAATAGAAGGAGTTGATGAGTCTTGGCTTGTTCTCGTGTCCACCACCTAATTACGTCCCTGTGACAGCTACCAATCATTTCATGGGGGGCTACTAGTCTGATGAATACCTCAAGATCAGCTTCTGCTGCTTCTCTAATCTCAGTTGTAGCCGATGTCTTAGAGGTCTTATTCATAAACTACCTGTCTCCTTCGGCCCACTTACGCAGGCGCTCTCGCATAATCCAGAGCACTGCTAGGGCTACAACCACTGTCGCACCAATTACTACAAGCTGTGCTGTACCGTCAAGTTGGCTAATGGCTGTTGCCGCTCCTGTAGCAGTTGCTACACCAGTAGCCCCTGCTGCCTGTATTGTAGTAGATTTTGCTGGGTTAGAACGAGCAGGCGGCTCAACAGAAAGATTGGTTGCGGACGCCGGGAAAGGTCTACCCCACTTTCTAGCTGGCCCTGTATCAACGTGTATGAAACCAGACTTCGGGTAAGTCCCGAACCCAGTGAATCCTACTTCCTTTGCGGCAGCCAAGAACTCAGCAGGGTTGTGGTTATCTTGACGAACATCAAAAGCTACGCCCTTCATATGGTAGCTGCTTTTAGCCCCACCAACATTCCTGTTATGTTCCGGCGAACGGTAGGCGCTAGTGATAATCAACGGCTTACCAAGACGGGTGCGCAGAGATTGAAGCTTATCCATTGCGTCTGGGTCAAGCATCAACTTACCAGTACCCTTACAAGCCATCTCTTGGGGGCTGAAATCAGGCCAGCGCCATTCCGTAATAGGGTAGTCTTTCCATCTTTGGTATAGCTTAGTCATCTAAGTCTCCTATTGGGGGTTACGCTCAATGCGTTCAAGTCTGGAATCAATTCTACTTAATAGTGTATAGATTGAGGAGAGTCTTTCATCTGCCCTAGCACTATCTGTTTCTAGTGTACGGAGTCTTACCTCATATCGTGCTTGCTCAGCACGAGTCTCTACAATAGCATCTTTTGTACTTTTTAGCTCTGCTGCCCCCGAAGCATATAGTACACCTATTGTTACTAGGAGTGCAACAATTTGGATGATGTTACCTATACTCACCCTCCAATCCATTTTCGGTGCAGTCATCACAACCCCCCTCCCGGTCGGGTCAGAAGCCAAAACATAAACGCAACTCCGGCCACCGCTCCCAGACAAATGGCCGCAAAGGTGGCTAGAAGTTGCCCCGCAGCACCGGCATTGGCTATCACCGCCACCAGCCCAAACGGCACCGGCGCCGCCAGCACAGCGAGCGCCTTGGTCTGCCAGAGCGTCAGGCGCACATCCGGGGCTCGGTCATGGCAGCGGAACACGGTAGGCCTGCCCATGAACCAACGCGCCTTGTCGATCAGGTCCATACCCGTGGCCGCGATCCAGCCTGTTGCAAGCACCCACCAGAGCGGGCCAGCGAGGACGGCGGCAAGGATGAATGCGAGGAAGGGCAGGCCCTCCCAGATCAGCGTCTGACGGTCAGGCGGGAACGAGCGGCCAAAGGCGGCCTCGCCCAGCCGGTCCATCGGATCATGCAACAGGAACGCCAGAGCGCCGCCCACGAGCACACCCACCGGCCCTGCGGCGATGTAGCCGCCCACGGTCAGGGCTGTTCCTACGGCGGCGTGGTGGGAGGCATACATCAGCCGCCAAGCTCCCTGATTTCGTCGCGCCACGCCTGACGCTGGGCCAGCATGTCCGGCCTCTCCTTGTCATAATCGGCAAGGGCCACGTAATCGGTGTCCCGCAGCTTTTGCTCCAACTCCGCGATCCGGGCGCGGCGGGCTTGTTCGGCTTCCTGCGCCGCCTTGTCCTCAGCGGTAACTACCTGTGTCCAGTCAATGCTCATGCGCTTGCCCCCTTCGGCTCGTGGCCCGGATCGGGCAGGTGGATCGGCCCGTCCTTGGTGACGGTGATCGGGGCGGGGAAACGCGCGCTCTCCCCGGCGTGGTAGCCAATCGGGAAGCGCACGGTCAGGTGCAGCTTCCCGGCGTCGTCGCGCTCCACAGGGCCGATGATGTGATCGCTGCCAGTCGCGCCAGCGGGGAGGGTTGCGCCAGCGGGCAGTCCCGAGAAATCAA